ACACACTTTGCCTGGTGGTGGTGGACAAGGCACTGGTATAGTATGAAAATTTGTAGGATCATTAAGTCTAGCAACTGGTCTACCATTTGCTCTAACATTAGCTTGTGTGGTTACAACATCTATACTTGAGTCACAATAATGACCTGTTGTTCCTAAATCTCCATTTCTACAAAGTTTTGGCATTATCTCCGTAAACTTCTCTTTCCATTCTCATTATAAATCTGTAAAATTCATCTTCGCTCATTGTATCTCTACTTTCCCACCTACTAATTCCAACTCTTTAGTTATTTTATCTGCTTCTTCTTTTTCTAGGTCTTCTTTAACTACAGAAGGAGTGTTTTCTACAAAATTCTTTGCTTCTAACAAACCCATTTCTTTATATTGTCTAATTTTTTGAATAACTGGTATTTTTTTACCATCTTCAAACCCTATTAAAACAATTTTACTTAATTTTGCTTCTATTTCTTCAACAATAGGTGCAGGTGCTGAAGTTAATGCCGCTAAATTTAAATTCCAAGCCTTTTCCAATTTTTTAGATAATTCTCCAGCTTCAATAACTGTTAATTTACCTAATTGCTCTACTAAACCATCAATTACACTTGCCATCTTTAAAACTCCTATTTTGTAAATTACCTTTTTTGTTATTATAGGTACAATACCCATTAAATTTGGGATATTTCATTAATAAACTTTTTTGAAATTTCTTAAAACTCATCGCTTGCATAATTTCAGCGGTTCCGTCATCTTTTGTAACTGTATATTCAAATTTCATTATGTTTCTTCCGATTGTCCAGGGTAACACTCATCATTTAGTGGTAAAGCACAATCATCACAACGACAATATTTACAAATTTCAATATTATTTGTTTCTATCATTTCTTTTTTAGGTTTTCCGCAATGGGATTCTCTTCCACAATTCTGACAATACATTTTGCCCTCCTTGTTGTCTTATATTTATTAAAAATTACAAGAAACCAGGGCAACTTGTTTTGCGATTCGTTCTAAATCAGTAACCCAATGGCATTCTTGTAATTTTACGCAAGAAACCAAGAAAATAGAACAAACTATGAACAAAAATATTATTAACCTGTTGATTTTCTTCACTTTTTCCTTCATTTTTTACTTGACTCTCCCTTATATTTAGTATAGTATATAGATAATGAAAGGAACACTATGTTTAAAAGTATGAACACTTACCAATTTAGACTTGAAGGCGATTTTGATATCGAATCAGGTGTAAATAACCAAACAATTGATGAAATTAAAAAATCTTTTGTAAATAATAATAGAATTGCTGTTGTAGAAGCAGACGAATCTGCTTATGACGGTATAATCGTCAAATCTTACTCTTCAAAAGAAGATTGTCAAAGAATACTTGACGGAGAAATGATTAACTAATTAAAAATGTGGAAAATTAATACAATCTGTATATCTGCAATAATCGTTTTGATGTATTGCAATCATTTGCTAAATATCTACGGTTAAATACTTAAAAAGGAATGCCGAGAGGTTAACTTTCTTTATCCTCTCGGCTTTCCTTTAAAGGTATTTCTATTTTTAGCACCTACACTATAACCAATTCCAAAAGATACGGCTATTACTGTACAAATGGCTAATATGTGCCATACCCAAAACATTACTATTTTTTTACTCCTACAAGTTTATCTTTTAACATTAACTTCATCTTCTTCAAATCTTTTAACGATTTCCACGCACTAGAAGTCCTATCTAGTTGTCTTATTGTTTCTGCTTCATTAACTTGAGTCTTCAATTGTTTATGTTCTCTTTTAAACGGATTTAAATTCATCTTTTATACTCCTTTATGTTCATTAAAAAATCTTGTATGTTCTTCTTTTGTAATAGTCGCCTTTTTGCCATCCTGAATTATTATTTTAAGTTTTGTATCTGTTAAATAAAATACTGGTGATATATAATTATATTTTCCGTTTCTATAGGGTTTGTTAGCATCAGGATCATAAACATAATCATATCTTTTATCTATGACAGGTATGGTATCATAATGTGTTCCATCCTTATCTATATTCCAACAATGATGTATAATGGGTGTAGCGTTTATGTCTTCATTAAAATTATCAACTAACCAACCTAATACAAAATCAGTTCCAAAGTTTTTTGCTTCTTCAACTGACATAGTAACACATTCACGTTGTTTATAATTTGTATTTGGTCTATGTTCAACTTTTTCAATATATTTTGCTCTTGGTCTGTACTTTATAAAGCGTGTTGTCGCTTCTTTCATCTTTTCTTAACTTCTCTTAATCTTGGGTTATAACCTTTCGGCCATTCCATATTAATAGTTAAAGTTGAATTGTCTTGTTTGAGTATTCTGATTTGATGACCATTGGGAGTAGAATTATCCCAATATCTTTCGTAGTTGTTTATAGTAATCACTTCATCTTTAGTTTCATCTTTAACATCATCAAACATTGTCGTATTGGGTGTATTATTTGCGACATCATCTAAAAATTTACTAGTTTCTTTTTCTTCGTCTTCTTCTTCTTCTTTTTTTCTAGCCGCTTGTTCTTCTTCAAAACCTTTTCTTAATACCTCCGAAGTAGATGGTATTCTTTTTTCTATTTCGGTAGGTTTACCTGTACCATCATTTTTAATTTTAAAGTCAAATGTTGCGCCTGCGTCTTCTTCTTGTGCTATCTTTTGTGCAAAACTTTCAATATCTTTTCCATACTTATTTTTCATAGGATTCACTCCTTCTTTATCATACTAATATTTATAAGACTTAATGAGGTTGTCAAGTCTGGTTATCCATAACATTTTTTTGAGGCTGAACGTTAAAATCAAATGCAAGAGTAATACGTTCCTTATTTCCTAATTGAGTATCTGTATAATGTGGGACACAGCTAGGAAATAATATTATTTGTCCTACCTCATTAGGTAGTTTAAGGGTGCGAGGTTCATTAAGTTGGTCAACCGGATTTATATAATAAGTGGCAGTATTCTCACATTGAATACAAATATGTCCACTTAAATAAGCAATGGGAGCAATTGAATGAATATGCGCTTTAATACTTTCTCCTTTCCTCATAACATTAGCCCATCCATTTAGAGTAAAATCAGAAAGACCTTTAATCTTTATTTCATTTAAAAATCTTGAATGAAAATCTAAAATAATAGGTTTTAATTTTTTAATTTCAGGTTCTTCCCAAGAAAAAATATTAAAATGTTGATGTCTTGAAGTTAAGCTATTTTTGCCTAATCCTGTATAACCATCTACTCTTGGGTCAGTGGTGGGGAGAGTGGAAGGAGGGAATTTTTCTAATATCTCTTTTTCTTTTATTAAGATAATTTTAGCTATCTCTTTAAAATCTACATTGGAAATAAATTCGTGTCCAAGATGATAATTCCATTGAGGAGCAAAAGGAGTTTGTGGCGGTTCACTTTTGGTTCGGATTATATTCATATTTAATATTTATAGTTAAGTCTATCATATATTTCGCCGAACGTCAACCTAGAGGCACTCCGAGCCATTTAGATTCGAAAAATTCCACGCTTGACATTACCATTAACTCTTATAAATATTAGTTTAGAATGGATGTGCCTTCTAAAAACAAAATCATCATAGAATCTAGTAGTACTCACACTTTCGCTGACGTTGACTTTATTGTCTATTGCCAAAAAGCCTTATTCAGTAAATCACCATACCGAATCAGAATAATAGATTGGGAACCTGAATACTGTATTGCTTACATTAAAACGTTAAGACAACACCATCGTTGGAAGCCCTTGACATTTAAATATCAAAGGCGTGGCCACTATATTTTTGTTTCTAGGTTGATTAGAAGTACCAAATAACTAGCACAAGCACTAGTACCCATAAAGGTACTTTTGTGTGTAGTAAGGTATTCTTTACTTTATTATAGACTTCTTTAATTGTTTCCATTATTTTTTTCCTTTTTTTATATCATATATCACCCATATAATAAATGCAACCAGTAAGACTATTCCTAATAGATCCATACTGTGCCTAACATATAAATGAAAATTGCGAAACCTAATATTAGTATATCGTACATATGTTGTATTTATGACTTGGGACTCTGGAGCATTTGGTGAAGCACTACACGTGTATATATAAGAACCAAGATTTAGAGATGTGCAAAGGTAATAGCCATAACAATAAAGAGTATCACCAGTATGTAAACACTAGTCATCAATAACTTCAACAGGTATAACAGGTACCGCCATTAACACTGTTGCTTCTTCAGGAAAGGTAACTGCCTTTGGTTGTATGTAGCTTCGCTGAGTACAGGCTGCTAAAATTATAACAAAAACAATTCCTATAACAGCGATAGTAATAGTCATCATATCTAAAGGCATTTTCATATAAGATCCTTTAATTTCTTTTTTCGTATGCTTTCCAATCTATCTTTCTCTTTACGCTTAATAAGAAAGGCAAAACATATATGTATGACAACAAAATTAGTCCAAAAGCCAGCAGTTGTAAAGGCACCAAAGACAAGCGGAACACCTACAAAAACAATACCCATTAAAAATAGATATTGATAAATGTATTGCTTCCTATATTCGTCTAGTACTAAATCCCTAAATGCCATTGTTGCGAGTGTTGTTTCTTTTTTAAAAAGGTCTTAAATTATCGTGAAGCCATTTTGCTTTGACTACGACAGGCTTACCTTTTTTGATATAAGGTATCTGTGTCGGGCCTGGTTCTTTTTCCCATTCGTGCCTGTAAGACTTATCTCTCGGAACCCAACCTGGGTGTGGATCTTCGTAAGCTTCTTGTGGTAATTTACACCACAAGGTGTCCAGTAACTCTTTACCAGATATCGGGCCAAATTGGTCGTAAACTTGGCCTTGCATTTTATCGGCTAGGTGTTCCAACTTTTCCTTATTGTATTCCTTCTTACGTTGGAAATCCCAATAAGGCTTTAAGTCTTCGTATGATTGTTTTGTAATCATATAGTTATTTATTGTTTAGGTGTATCAAAGCTGGTACGAAAAAAAATACTGGCGGATTTTTGTCTAAAAGGAAGTCGCTATATTGCTTGTGTCTGTTATTGCATTTATAGTTTAAAAAATAATATAATAAGCAACAATGCCGGCCTATATAGAGAATTTTTAAAAGTTTTCCAGGTGGAGCCGAGTTTGATATATATGACGTAGCAGCAGGCCGTTACGTAGCAGCAAGCCCTATCACGTAGCAGCAAGTCTGGACGTAGCAGCAGCTAATTCAAATCTATTGTGGCTCCACGGTGTATAACGGACATAGTGGTATTAGATGTTTTAGAGCCGGCTATTGTTTCTCTTTTACTTCCCCATATATCACTGGTGTAATTGCCTTTTACTTTTAGGTTATAATCACCACCACTGTTTACATTGATATCACCATCAACGGTGACCAAGTTGATATTGCCTTTATCTACTTGTATATTGATATTTGCATTCGGCCCTACCTGTATATCATAGTGGTTATTAGGATGGCCGGTTTTGTTAATGTAAATCTTATGGCGGCCATCTATCGTGATATCTGAATCGCCACCAATGGAGTTGTAATTATTGAAAGAGGTAATTTCATATTTGTTAACTTTGTTAAGGTAGACAATGGTGCCAAAAGGATCTATTTCATATGAGGTACCTGTTCGGTGGGATTGATAAATTCTTTCTTTACCTTCAGTGTCATCCCATTCTGAAATATGGCCACTCTCACTTTCAAAAACGTGATTGTATGGATAAACGGCCGCATAAGGTACTTCAGGCTGATCCCAGGTATCGCCATCGGATCCTGTAATCATTCCACCTTTTGCATTGGTAGTCGCATTAAAGTCGGCCGTTGCTATGCCTGTTATGGTACTGGCTTGTCTTAATAGTAAATGTAAATGGGGGTTGGCGTCCATCTCTTTACCTGCGACAACAACTTTTTCATTAACGGCTAGTGAACTGGTGTCTGGTACAAAAACATCTCTAGGAAACTTTTGGTTAGGGTCATAAAATCCTTTATCAGCTCTTGCCGCTTCAATTGGATAGCCTGGCAAACTTCCGATGATAACTGGTTGCTGGCATTGAGAGCCATCACGCATATAGCCTACGACCCACGAACCTTCCACAAGAAAGGATGGTGAATGGCCTAATCCTGAAATGCCTGGTGATGTAACAGGTAATATACATTGCGCCCACGGTAAGTCGGCCGTTGGTAGGACTTGCTTGTCGTGTGTGTGTATGCCAAGGACTCTTACTCTATAACGGCCAAGATATTCTGGATCGTTTCTATCTTCTACCACACCTGTGAAAGAATAAAAATTTGCTGATAAAATATTAGAGTCGGCCATAGGTTTTCCCTTATTGATTTCCTTTTAAAGCACTCAACTTACGCATTACTAAACTATTTAGAATACCTTTACGCAACCTCGTGAGCATACTGCAATCATTAGATTGTTTACGCTGGCTCGTTTGCGCCATCTTTACGCACTCTTGCGTAAGAGGTAAGGTACCAGATATTCTATTCCAGAACACATTGAATACAGCGGAGTAGCTGTGAGGCTTCCTGCTTAGCATATAGTACAGCTGGCGACCTTGATGTGGTATGCTCAGTTTGTTATCTTGTCCTGCGTTATACACTACTCTCCTCGCAGAGTCAAGCACATATCCTCGTAGTTGTTCTCTAATTGTTCTCATAGTTATTCTGTGCATTACCTGTCTGTTCCTCTACTACGGCCATTCTCTACCATAGTAATAGTAATATCGCAAATATTACAAACAATACTATCTTCCATCTTCTTTTAATCTTCATCTTACACGTCTAGCGTTAGCGGCACTAAAAATTTGCGAATCTCGGAGAACACTCTCAATCCCTTTCATTAAAAAGGTGTTCCTTTTATGTCCATTCCTGTTGGTCCTAATCGGCTCATTATTTGTTTATCTTGTTCGTATATATTATGTGTCTTACGTTTAGGCGCTTGGTGTCTCCAAGTTTGATGTTCTGGTATATATTGGTGAGCAACATTATCTTTAACTGCTACTATCGTCATATTATAACCACTAATAACATCAACATTATGTTTAAGAAAAATAATTAAATATCGTCCTGCCCAATAAGGATTCTTACGTGCTGGTTTATTATCTCCTAAAGGTTGGAATAATGGCATTTCAAAATCAATAATATCTCCTGCCTGCAACACTGAATTACCAGGTACATTTAAAGTTAGGACACCATTTTTTAATAGAGTCTCCTGTGACATTATCTTTTGAGTACTTATTTCAGCACTAATATTACCAAATTTATCGTGAACCCTACTTGGGTTTGATGATAAGAATACTCGTTGGTCGTATGATTCCGATAACCTACTACCTTCAATATTTCCAGCAGCAGGTAAATGAATTTTATCAGCTGATTTATATCCATCTCCATCGTGTTCAGTGTGAAAATGTTTAGAGAAATCCTTTTCATAATTATAATCAGTTATGTTAATAGTTTTATAAAACGAATCATACTCTATTGATTTATTTGCATAACCACCACTGCTTAAATTCATTAACACATCAACAGGTTTATCTAACGTCCAATTATTAACACCGTGCATATCTTTTATTGGTTCTTCAACTCCTGTACGTGGATTCCTAACGTTCTTTATTTGTGGTCTATAATGCCATTTAGTAGGTCGTGCTATGGCACCAGCCAAAGCAAACAAAGATTCATAACTTCTAAAATGGTATCCATCTAGCGTTTCATAAAATAAATATCCTGCATTTTCATATTGTCGTGATACAGCCCTAGCACATAACATTCGTATGGCAGCAAATGGTTTCAAATTAGGTATTACTATTTTTGTTTTATACTTTGTAGGTTCTATATAAAGTTGTTTTTTACTATTAAGGTATTTTTTATTTGTAAATATATCTTCAACACCTAATTCAACTGGACCTTCATAAGCCTTACTAACCTTACGCATATTATTAAAATAAGATTCTCTTGAACAAAAAAGGATGTCATATGCTTGACCACGTACAGATTCTTTATCTTGGGCAACTGTTTGTATTTGATAAATGTGAAATGGATGACCTTCGTTAGCGACAGCATTAACACCATTAAGACCTGGTGTATTAAATTTTAAATTTAATCTTTCTAAACCTGTAATAGGGAGAATAGTACGAACATCAGCAGTATCATATATTTGTATCTTACCAACCATTGAGTGTTCATAGATATCTTCATCTAGTGTTATCTTTAAAATGATATTTTTAATATCAATTGTAATTGGTTGTTGACGTCCAGGAGCTCCATCTGCCATTCTATAGGATAGAATTTCAGCTACACTTAAACTTAAATCTTCTGAATTTTGTATTGTGTTAGATAGTGCCATATCATTTTCTAATCAATGTATTAAATTCTGTAACAAAGAAATTTAAATATTTCGGATCTAATATTCTAATTTGCCTCTTTTTATCCTGTATTCTTCTTTCATATTCAGCATTAGTCACAGGACCAGCACCTGCGTCTATTGAATTACACTCTATTATATGAGAATAATCTCCAGGTCCATCACCTATTTGTTTTCCACTTGATTGTATTTTTTCATAATGATGTATTGCCTCAGGATTTGTATATTTGTCTTTTAAGTATTGTTCAAATGCTATACTAGGTAACGGCCAATCATAATAAACATTTTCAATATTATTCATTAAACACACAACCCAAAAATAATTTGTGCTACCATAAACTTTGTATGCCACGTGTTCTGGTTTTTCTCCATCTTCAACATCATAATTATCTATTAAAGATATATTACCTTTTATTTTATTTACTATTTTTATCCTACGAAATATATCAGGCACAACTTTAACAGTATTATTGCCCTTAATATCATAAAGCATTTTAGGAAATTGATTAAAATATTCCATTAATATCCTTCAAAGATTTTATCTTTAGTCATAAATTCTAATTCTACAAAATTCAAATCAAGTGTATAGCAAACAGGTGAGTTGTCGTCAAAGGTTTTAAAATTACCACCTTCTGGTGTATAACTAACATCAACTTTTTTCAAAGCACATCTTGATATCCTAGGCAAAGCTTTATTTCTACCAGTATTATGTAAATAATGTATTTCAAATTCTGATGGTACTCTAAATAAACGGTCTTCAAAAGCTGAGTCTTTCCAAGGGTGCATATGATATTTAAACATTAAAATAATATTTTGAGCAGCTGATGTTTCTTCTTGATTTCTCGGCCAAAATTTAAACTGATATGTAAATTCTCTAAATGTTGGTCCTTCGTAAAACTGTTCTTTATGTGTATTCAACGCATATCCTTTATGCTTACCATAAACTTTTACAATATCCCCTAACCCTAACGTTTCAGTAGTAGCCCCTACAGCATTTTTAAATGCTTTAATTGCTATCCCAAATCCGTGTTTAGCTATCGTTTCAACAACATTTGTATCATTATCCTTACCGTGTAATGATTTAATTAAATGAGCTAAATCACCACTTGTTTCTGTAGATTCTGGTGCCCACTCTTGATTATAACTTACTTTAATATCTGGTGGCATATACAATGCAACTGCACCAGTTACCAAACGTTTACCTTGCTGTGGTAAATTAAAATTAGTCATATTAACATCAGGAATTTTAATACCTTTGTTTGCGTATTGCTGTCTTATATTATCAAAGTCTGCATAGCTAGCGTCTGTATTAGAATGGGGATTTGGATCATCTCCCCAACCTGGGTTTAATTTCAATGCATTTGCTACTTTCAAATCCATTACCCCACCTTGGTCTCCAGCAGCATTGGATATCATAAAAAATAACATCCAATTTCCTAATTCATTGCCTGTTAATTCTGTTGGATATTGGATATGTCTAAATCCTAACTTATCCTGGTCTTTCCACGCTTGTTGTGCTGATTTTTTAGGAGTAAATGGTGATTTATCTAATAATTGAGCAACTGCTTCAGTTTGGGAGCTACTAACATTTGTTGCACCAAAATTACTAATAAGGTCTGCTAAATTTAATCGTCCACCAATCTGTGAAGTAATCTTATTGACAATAAACCCCTTAGCATTGGTTACTGCACGGTTTAAATACTTTGATATGTTGATACTTTTTCCCATTTAGATCCTTGTTATAAATACTTATATATTTATATGATTAATAGATAGATTATGGCAAAGAGTTACAAAGGTTTATATAAAGCAACACATCCCAAAAAGTACGTAGGCAATCCAAATCAAATAGTATATAGGTCTCTTTTAGAAAGGAGATTTATGCGTTATTGTGATTTGAATACTGATATAGTACATTGGGCAAGTGAAGAGTTACCTATCAGGTACTATAGTCCGTTGGATAAAAAATGGCATAGATACTTTCCAGACTTTGTAATTAAAACAATCAAAGATAAAAAGTATATGATAGAAATTAAACCATCTAGGCAATGTAAAAGACCTAAAACACCTAAAAGAAAAACAAGGTCATTTATGATTGAGTCATTTAACTATATTAAAAATAAAGCAAAATGGTCTGCTGCTAGGTCATTTTGTTCAGATAACAATATGCAATTCAAAATTATTACTGAAAAAGATTTGGGGAGTTGGTAAATATTAAAGTGAAAATGATGTGCCACATCCACAAGAGGATTTAGCTTTAGGGTTCTTGAATACAAAATTAGAACCAAATATATCGTTCTTATAATCTAACTGCATACCTAATATATACATTTCATATATTTTATCTACTAATAATATATCATCTACAAGAATATCAGTTGGTTTAGATTCATTTTCAAACGTCCAATCATATCCAAACCCAGCACAACCACCACCCTTTACAGATAATCTAACAAATGCTTTTCTATTTGTTTCTCTTAATTCATTTATTCTATTTTTTGCGTTTTCTAGTATTGTTATCATTTAATTATTTTGTAATAGCATTACTATAGCCACTAGATGAACTCAACTTGTCAGGACTAGTCCAAATTGATATTTGAGCGGCTGTATCATTTTTTATAGCAGTTTTCTTACTGTTATCCAATAAATAATTTGGGTTACTTCCTCCATCCAGATTCAAAGCTTGTGTGTTAGTCCGTTCAGCTTTCATAATGTTCAGTTGGTCAAGTGT